TACCGTTCTGGATGGTGAAGTATCTAGCTTGAATACTCAAGACAGCGATAACAAAACCGCAGTAGCAGATGACATCGATAGCTTAGCTCTGTTAGTTAGTACTAACGATGTATATGCTATTCAAGAAGATGTAAGTGAAAACTCTATATCTGTCACTATTGATTATAGTAGTGTTGGATTCGCTTCTGCTCCTGCAGTTGTAGGAAGTCTTACTAGTTATGTTGCTGATGATCCTATCATTGGCATACAACTTAGTGGAGATCCATCAACAAGCAGTGCAGTATTTATGTTCTCGGATGAAATTCCATCCACAGGATATAAAATTGATGTTTTAGCATCTGTATAATCGATTAATCTTAACCCTTAACCTGGACGACCCCTTCGGGGGTCGTCTTTTTTATGTGTAAATACCATCATGGAAGACTGGACAGATCTATTTAAAAAACACAAGAAAGATGAACTTGGAGCGTATATTCCAGAAAACAAAAAGTTCATACATAAAGACGATCTATCTACCGAAGCTAACGAAGAAGAATACCGCAAGCTGCTCGAAAAAAAATTCGAAAAACTAAAACACAAAATATCTTATCTCAATATAGAATACGAAGAAATTTCTGATATTTTCCAACATGCCAAACAAACATTCATATCTACAATGTTTGAGTATTGTTCGCGCAAAGGTATTGAGCCTCCATTTAAAAAAGAGCCAGAACAACAAAAGCAAAAACTGAAAGACAAAAAGCAAGTAAAAGAACTGTATCGAGAAATAGTAAAACAAACACATCCCGATAAAACGGCTGGGTTATCAGAAGAAGAAATAGAATCGCGCGCTGAACTTTATCAACAAGCAACTTCTGGAAAACTATCGGGTGATTTTAATAAAATACTAAAAGTAGCACTTGATCTAGATATAGACATTCAGGAAATTAATCCTGATCTACTAGAAACTATTGAGCGCGAAATTAAAAAAATGGAAGACAAAATATCAACCATACAAAAAGATATAATGTATAAATGGTACTACGCTGATCCTGATAGCCAGCTTAAAATATTTGAGCAAATTGCTGGTTAATTAGCATTATCTATAATAAATGCCGCAACTTCTAAAGCGTATGAATGACTAGGTATTTTTGATGAAAAGGCAAACCTCACACCTCCTAGAGATACTCCACCTTCAATTCTGTATGCAATAATTGGATCTTCAGCATCTAAACTTCTAAGCGTAGCTAGTACGGTAGGAGTAAATGGAGGGAAAAATTCTGTAGACCAATCAATAAATAATTCTTCGCTATCTTTGGGTATAGGTATAGTTTTAGCAAAACCTTCTATAGCTTGAGATGTAATTTGATTCCTCACACTATTTAACTCTTCTTGAGTAGATTCGTTAGTTTTTACAAATGCTTCACTTAGCAACTTGAATTGAGTTTTTAATTTATCAAGCTCTTTGGTTAAGTTTGGTTCGCTAGATCTTACATATGTACTCTCGACTTCCCCACCATCAATTCCAGCAACTTGTAATGGTACTGATCCATACATGTTGTAGGAATGAACTAACTCTTTTAATAGTTGATTAGCTTCTGCTGCGGATTTTTGAAGTATTTGTGCTGATGTATTCTTGCTGGTTGATGTAGCGACGGATCTTCGGATAGAGGTGTCACCTTCTCTCAACTCTATCCAGTCTGTCACACCATCAGTAGTAGTTGTGGTGCTAGTATTTGTAGAAGAAGAGCTACTCGCAGCATTTCTTAGTATGTTGCGAGCCTGCTTGTTCATATAATCTTTTAAGTATAATTGAGTGAATATAGCTTTCTCCTCATACTTTAGTTCTGGGACCACTGAATCTTGATCTTCATTAACATAAAAATCAGTGTTAATTAATGTGTTTAACTGGCCTATATTAGCTTCCAGATACCCAGAAATTAATAAAGCATTCCTTTCTCTTTCTAGCGCTGTACTATGATCCCCAAATTCAATATCCCAAATATGATATCCAAGCTCGCCCAACTGATTCATTATTCGTTTATAATTCTAAGAATATCTTTAGCTCTTTGAGATTTTGGATCAACAATTGGCTTACTATTTGTACTCGCTCCGTACCTACCATGAGTACGGTTTTCATACTCTTTCATTAATTTGTTTTTTAATGTGGTTTTTGTTCCAGATGGAAACACTCCAGCTTCAACTGCAATTTCTTGAAGTTGTGATAAACTCATGCTAGCTACAGCTTCGTCAAAACTTTCTCCACTAGATAACTTGAATGGATCCCTATTTTTGACACCCATTAACTCTTCTACAGTTTTTGCTAGATTTTGTCTGTTATCAGCCACTTTACCATCTGCATACTGCATTGGTTTCTTTTTGGCTGAAGGCTTTGTTGTTGTTTTTTTAGTTGTTTTTCTTTTGTTTGTGGCCATAATAATTTCTATAATTTAAAGTTGTATACACATATAATAACTCTAATAAACAAAAAATCCACCATAAAGGTGGATTTCTTGATAAAGAGTATTGTAGAACAATATCTTACACTACAAGTCCAAACAGGGCTCGGTTGTCGAGGATCATGCGACCTTCTTCGATAGAACCATAGTATCCAATCTTGGACTGACGAACGCTATATTGATCATCAGCAACTAAGGAGAACTCGGAACCAGTTTCAGAATCGGTAGCAACTGCACGAAGCATAGACTCAACACGCTTATCAAGACCAATAACGATCTCAGACTCACTATCGGCACCAAAACTACCATCACTAGCAAATCCAATATCATTAGCTTGACCGTCAACAAGGCTAGCGAACAATTTATTAAAACGTTGTCCGTGACCCATTTCTTGAAGTTCCATGATATTGATACCATAGAATTCAGGAATTCCGCCATTAGAGTATACAGCTTCACGCATGCTATCAGTAGCAGCGATATCAGTGTTGTTACCCTTGGTATTAATTGGGTTGTAAGCCATTTCTCGAAGACCTTGTACAACTTCTGGAGAAACGATAAGATCAGTTACTCCACGGCCTCCGATACCACCTTCAGGTGTACCACCAGTCCAAGCAGTATTAATGCGTTTACCAAGTGTAAGAAGACGATTAAAGTCATCAAGAATCAAACGTCCGCTGTTAGCAGCTTTGATTACATGGTTTTTACCTTTTGTGCTAGATTCAGCCAAAGCTCCAAGAAGAAGAGTGGCAGAATTACGTTCTTGCTTGAGAAGAACTTCTTGAGCAACACGAGAGAAAGACTTACTAATAACATCCATACGGGAGCGTTGAGCATAACGCTTATCGAAATCAACAGCACTATCAAGACGATAGGTTGTGAATTTCATTTCACCACCGATAGGTGTTACTGTGTTAGTAGGAAGGCCACCAGGTACGGCTTGACTCCAAACAGTGACATAATCTTCATCAGTTACGTCATAGTAAAGATCCATTGGGATACTTGGGCTTTCATCAGCGCTAAATGCGAAATTTGAGAATAAGTTACTGAGTGTAGGAGCTTGGTTGATAACCTTAGCCAATACAGGTCCAATAAATTCTGCTAATGCAACTTGAGCTTCATACGCGACATCGCGGTTTTTAGAAGCCATTGCTTTAACGAGCTCAATTTGTTCGGGTGTTCTTTTTAATGTAATTTTCATTTTAAATTTTACCTTTCTTTATTAAAGATTATGCACAATCGATTTTTACGATAGCGTAACCACCTTTCATTAATCCTGCTTTACCAAATACATTGGTTCCACCAAGAGCTCCAGCTTCGTCATCACGATGACCAACTGCGAGAATGGTTCCAAGGATTTTTTGACCAGCTACAACAGCGGTACGTGCTACAGCTGCAACTTGTCCGTCAGCTGCTCCAATAAGAACTTGTCCAGCTGTACCAACAGTACCACCTTCAAAAGCATCAGAAGTAATAGAAATCATACCTTTCGAAAGAACAGGTACAACTTCACCAGGAAGAACTCCAAAAAGTTCGTCTTTCTTGACTTGATTGTAAAGAAGGTTTTCTCCAAGTTCATCACGAGCAACAGTTTGACGAAGTGTAATTCCGATACATTCATCTTCGGGAGCTGCGATAGGAGCAAAACTCAGTGTTGCTTCTGGATAAAAATTCTTTGCAACATTTGGATAATCAGTTTTTCCAAGCAGAGAATTTGCTCCAGTTTGAGCGTCGATATCAATTGGATCCCAACTTGTGCCCTCTGCATTAAGAGAGCCATTCGAAACTTTCACGAATACACCAGCATCACCTTGAGGGGTTGAGCGGCGGCCATCTTGAGAAAGATCGATGAATTGTTCGAGAGTTCCAGCACTTTTGAAGAGATTTACGACATCATGTTCATCGTAATCACGAAACGGTAATAGTCTAATAGCCATTTTATTTTATTCCTTTATATTTTAGTAGTTTATGGTTAAATTGTCTTCCGAGAAAGCTTTTTCAAATTTTTCTTTCAACGAAACTTCTTGCTCTGAGGATTCTGCATTGTTGTTAGCAACAACTTCTTCTTCGGCTTCCACCTTATCCATTGCTTCTTCAACAGCTTCTTCCTCTGAAGAATCAGTGCTTTTAAGTTCTGCCAAACGTTTTTCAACAGCTTCAGCTAGCTTAGCATTAAATTCTTCTTCTTGCTTAGCGATAAATTCTTTGTTCTGATGTTTAAGTACAACTTGCAATTTCTCTTGGAAAGTTGCAAATGCTTCTTCAGACTCTTCAAGATCTTTAAGTTCGTGAGCGACAACCTTACGGCTATCTTCGTCGAGCTCATAAGCATCTTCGATTACGGACATTCTCGCATCAAAACGAGCAACTGCCTCCTGTTGTTTATGCTGCTGCTCTAATTCTGTAACACGGTCAGTAGCAACTGTGAGCTCTTCACTAAGCCTCTTAACTTCAGCTGCAGTTTTTTCTGCGGCTTCAGTCAACTCAGCTTTTTCAGTCTCAAGTTGTTCTTTTTCTTGCACGAACGAATCGTTGCGTTCAAGAATTGCGTCATTAATAATTTTAGATACAGTAGCCACTGCTTCTTCAGAGAATTTCTTTTCAGAAACTTTTTCTTCAAGAGCTGACACTAGATTATTTAAAATTTCGTTATTGTCCATAATAATACTTTTTTTGTTATTTACATCAGAATTGATGTTTTGTGAAATATTTTTTTCCTTTTTTTCTGTAGTTGGTGTTTGTTCTGTTTTTGAACTAACTACTAATCCCTTTACATTAGCGGCGGGATTCGAGGTGAAGCCAATTCCGAGAGGAAAAATTTCTCCAACAATTAATCGGTGAATTGGTGAGCCATCTTTCATCTTTCCTTCGCCACCAAGAGCTTTTAAATTACCTTTTAACTCATCAATCATATTCTCATCATCGATAATTTCGGCGTTTTTCAAGTCATTACTGCCAACAGCCAATACAAAATCATTAAAACCAATTTCCCAACTAGCTGACACTTTATGATAAAGCTCACTTTCTGGATCTACAGATTGTTCGACTAAATTTGCAAATTGAGGATTGACTGTTCTATATATGAGAGAAGCTAGAGCAATATTAAATGGTTCGTTTGTATTCTCTACTTCTTCCGAAGATAGAATCTCATTACCCATAAAGCTAGAAAAGCTTGCAGAAACTATATGTCCAACTATCTTCTCCTTTTGATGTTCAATATTAGTTGGCTTATGTTTGAATTGGTCAAGAATGTTTATCGCTGATTTAGAGTCAATTCCATCACCGTTCTTATTAAATGCATTAACTACTGCTCCATTAAATGCCACAGCGAGTAAATCCATATTTTTTTCAAGATCGACATCTGTCGGTATTATTTCCTTTAATGACTCAAGTGAAGCTTTACTGATATTAAGGTCTGGCGAATCAACATCTCCAGACGCTAAAATTATATTTGAAAAATTTGTAGTGTATTTAAATTTTTTGCTCATCTATTTTAAGTACACTATTTTTTGTGATTTTTGCTATGATATAATATAGCTGAAGGATAATCGGATAGTTCATGCTTTGCGGATACCTCCAATATGTCAGGCATAACATCTAACTTTTGAATATTATCGATGTTCTTAACACAAGACAATAATGTACGCTTCCACTGGTTTTGTTCTTTAGCACAAACAACTGATTCGCACAACTTAACAATTAAATCTTTATGGTTGTCATTCAATTCTTTTAAATTTTTATGTTTTTGGAAATTAGCAATAGCATAAGATTGTAAATCTTCTATATCATATATTGTTTGTTGAACATTATCTTTTCCATAATAATCTGCGGCTTGTAATGGAATTTGATTTGTTCCATTTGGTCGTCCAGGAGATTTTTTAGTTTTATTTTGTGTTTCTTTACTTTTTTGCTGAACAGCTTGTTTTTGGTTCTGCACGCCTTCTTTTTGGATTTCTAGTTGTTCTTCTGCAATTTCTCGATCTTTTTCAGACTGAACACTTTCAATCATTGGTATACCACCAACCAAAGGATTGTAATAACCTTTTTCACGTTGCTCAACATACTTTTCTTGAACTTGAGATAATTCGCGTGGATTTGGATACAGTCCAGTTTGCATGGATTTGATGCCTTGCTCTGGAGTAAGTATACCAATTTCCAACAATCTAGTAATAACTCTATGAAACTGAACTTCATCTTTAATGTCAATCTCTTCAAATTTAGCTGTGGGATAAGACTTTAATCCCATGTTCTGACAAACCTCTTTAATTTGCGGCTGTAAAAAATCATTTAAAAATGCATTACGAGACTCTTTTAATCTCTCTAAGAATATTTCAGCTTTAACTTGTGTGTTTGAGAACTTTTCACTACCCACAATAATATTTTGTAGGCCTTCTTTAATATCTTCATTTACTATTTTGTATTTTTCAGAACCAAGAACTTTATTAAGATCAGGAATAACAAATTGAGCTTTAGTTGTGTAATCTGCAATTAATGCTCGGCCAACACTCTCATTTTTAAATAGCTCTTGCATGGCTTTTAAATTGTTTGGGTTCACTCCGCCTTTATCTGGCTCTGCCCCCATTGTAATTAAAAGTATTACATTCTCTACGGTTCTACATATAGCTTGATCAATCTTCTTTAACTCTAACTTCCAATTAATATCATCTAATACAGGAAAGCCAAAAGGAACAGCAAAAGGTTCATAATCTTGTTTTTTATAAAATGAATAAATTAATTTTTCTGAATCTAATTCAATTTTTAAGCCATCACGAGTAAATGATCCATCTTTAATTTTCTTTTTAGTTTCAGGATCCAATGAATCAAATACTTTTTTATCTTCTTCTGTTTTTGGTTCTCTTAATTTTTCTAACTCATAGTCGGATAATACTTTTTTATATATTCCATCTTGAAATGCGGTAGCTTTATCTGCAACAATGTCATAAGGATTAAGTAACATGTATCGAACTGGTATCTCTCCAGGCTTTAATGTCTGAGATGCGTATACATAATTCATCTTCATTAAGTCTTCGTTAGAAAACTTACCATCTACTCTATAAAAAAATATATTCCCTGATCTATAATACTCCCTAAAGTATTGGTCTTTTAGTTTCCATATACCTATTTTTTTCATCCATCCCTCAATGAACTTTTTAGATCGGTCATTCTCACCCTCAAGGTATATAGGCGAATTAGAAAATTCAGCCATTATATCTATAGCGTTTCTAAAAATTGAAATATTAGCATAAGCCTTTTGACATAGCTCTATAGCATCTCTAACATTAACTCCATCGCCAGAGTAATCATAAGGAAGCATACCATTCCTAATATTGACATATTTATTTTCTTTATTGTTATGGTGTATGGCATTTTTTCTAGAAGTTGTATGATCTCCATATTGAACTCTTCTGTTTGAAGTGCTTGCCGCAGCAGACTGGACATAAAAACTGTCTCCAGCTGTTTCTGGTAGTGTTCCTATAGCTTCATTTAATTTCAATATATCATCTATAGGTTTATCCTGCTTTGAAAATTGACTCCAATAATCAGATCTTTTTGTATACTTTCTTTTTTCTTTCACAATACATAATACACAAAGTCTAACTAAAAGTCTATAAAAGTTAAAAGTTAACTTATAAACATTGGAACAAATGTAGAATGAGCTTGCTGAGCCTTAGAGTTATTCATGTCATGAAATACCTTAACCATCCAACTTCCAAGCACTAAAGCTGAGTACGAATCCTTCCTCGCTTTGTCAGGTCCAGTCTGCCTTCTAAGCTCTGGAGGTAGCCCAAAAGTCTGCGTTCCCTGAGGTGAAGTTGTAATCTGAATTAATGCGCATTGATTTTTCGTCATGTTAATCATGTCGTATTGATGTTCTATAAAGTCTATCATTTTTGCTTGACCACTTTGCTTTGACTCTTCTTCAGATAGTCTAAGAAATTTTAATTTATTGATTGGTATTTTTTTAGCTCTTTGTTTATTGTAAGCTTCATCAATTGCTCTAGAACCAAACCAAATACGTTTATGATCAAAATTTGCTTGTAATAACTCATTAGCTTTTCTGATCCAATCAGATGTAGGCTTTCTTAGGAATAAATACTTATAATCTTTTTTATTGTACTGCACTTTCGCAGTTCTTAATTCATCTTTATAATTTTCCATTTTATCGAAATCGCCGTCAACACCTTTTATTTTTATATTGCTAGTTTTAAATAACTCACTCTCATTAACTGCATTGATAAATTGAACGCCTCCATTGTAATCTCCAACTATAGCAATGATATTAAAGTTTTTAATAAGATAATGAAAATAAAAAATATGTTCTCTCAGTGGAGTTCCGGACATTGCATAAGAGTGAACTAAGGTTGAGGTACCTTTACTTTTATGATACTTTAATACATGCATAGCAAAATCATCACTACTTTCACTTTCTGACCAAGATGGGTCAAAAGCTAATATATATTCATCCTCAGGCTGACCTTTAATTTCTACATGAGGATCTTCTCCATCTGGCACGGTACAAGCGGCCATACGAGAAGTTTTAAAGTATCCAGAACTATCATCAGTAAATAATGCTCCAAATTCACGTTCAAACTGAGATTGACTCATTGTAGCTTTAGCTTGAGTTATAAGGTTTTGGTCGTAAAGCTGCTTGGGTGCGCAATCATAAGAAAACTGCATGATACATCTTGTAGCTTTATCTGTTTGATTTTCAATTAAACCCTCAAATTGACTATACAACTTATACATGTATTCAAATTTATAACTAGCAGACGAAAGCATGATAAGTTTATTGTTTGGCCATATATATCTTTCTTCTTCAGTCATCTTGCCTTGCTCAATTAGTTTTGTTTCAAGGTTATACAAATCTTCTCTTTGAGTGGGGTTCTCAACAACAGAAAGGAAAGGAACAATAACTTCATTATAGATTCTTTCCGGCATCAATAAGAACTCATCAATAATGATTCTATGAAACCTAAATCCTCGAAGCTTGGATCCATCTCCTAATGGCAAGGCTCTAATCCTACTTCTCCCAATTTCCATTAACCATTCATCATTGCTTTTTGATTTTTTAGTTATACAATTCGCTAGCATTCTAGCTTCAGGCTTTGCGGCGATGTCTTCAATTTTTTTAAATATTTGTTTGGACTGCCTAAATGATGCGGCCAATATCCCAATCTCAACACCCTGATGTAGTATAGCATCAAGAAAAGCGTATACACCAGTAGTAAACGATTTACTCATACCACGACTCCAGACCCCCATAAAGTAATCAGTTTCAAACATAGCCTTAATAGCCATATGCTGAAAAGGAAACAAATCTACCCCACCCACTAAGCTAGTAGTGAAAGTTATGTTGTCTTTTAAAAATTTATAAAGATTTTGCTTTGCCTCGTTTTCATCGAGGAAGCCCTCTAAGTTCAGAGTTTCTTGATTGACGTCTTCCTTAGGTCGACGAGTTTGATTTCCTTCATCCCAAGCCATTTTTATCTATATAATATTGTAAATCAACATCCCATAATCTCTTACCTAAGGTTAAAATCTTAGGGATGACTGATTGAGAGTTTGTTCGAGTACCTGTAAAAACAAATTGACAACTTCCAGCAAACTCGTGAGATATTAATCTCATGTTGTGGTATATGAATTCTAAATTTGATTTGTGTGGGCCGAAAGCATTATTTTTATATAACCTATTAAGATCGCTTTCCACAACTATGAATAAGTATGAGTCAAAATCTTGTACTCTCTGAAGTTCTCTTTTGAACCTAGCTAAACCTCCCGAAAGAGTACCCTTAAAATCAGAATCAGATTTTCTATCTACATAAGTATAGTTATAATCATCACCCCCAACCGTATAATCTCCGAAATCTAACTTTAGATCTTCAGACACATTAAAGATTAATGGTTTTTGTTCTCTTGTGTCAACAAAAATCTTTAAATTCTCAAAATGTTCATCTTCCTTAAAAAAGCTTTCATCAATCGCACTACCATGTAGCGGTCTTACTCCAGCTGCTTTACATGCTGCTCCATACGAGCCAAAAGCATATTTGTAGACATCTATGTCTGGCAACTTGTTGATCTTTAACTCTAAATGGTTTGGAGCGTACTTAAGACCCTTTAATTCTATTCTTTGTTTTAATTTTTTTAATGCGTATTTTGCAGCCGTCTCTTTATCTTGAGACATGCACCATTTTATTAATTGACTGCGAGTAGAAAAGTCATTATTAAAGTAATCATCTTTCTTTTTGAAAGGTAATGGTTTTCCTGTTAATAAATTATTACGTGGATAAAATGTAGTATAGTAAGTAGCTAAATCCATCTTGTGCTTCTTGAGATGTATATGAAGCCCTTTTTCTGTGTCAAACTCTTCGTGACACACTTGACATTTAAAATTAGATGACATCGCTTTTAGATATACCTAATATTCTTGACTTCCAAGAATTCATAGATTCCAAATTATCAGCTTCTTCCTTGATAGCCTTCTTTTGCATGTTTGCCATCTTGACCATTAGTTTTCGCTCTTCTTCGTTTTGAAAGCTTTCAACTAGTGACAGTATTGATGCGTTTTGATCTTGACGTTGAGATATCCTTTTTGATCTGTCTCCAGCAAGTCTTTGTATTAAAGACTCCTGTCGTTTTTCGCATTGATTATACTCTTCACTTTTGGTTTTTAATAGTTCTGATAGCCTTACCGTCAGCTCTTGCTGTTCGTCTGCTTCATCAAACATTCTGTTTAATTTCTCCATGTGTGAAGATATGTTTTTTAAGTTTATATAATCAACACATACATTTACATACAAATTAACTTCATCAGTAGTCAAGTCTGGCTTGTCCCAAGTAGCTCGAATAAATTCAGCCTCAAATAAATCTTGATCTTCTTCCTTATGATAATTACTTATAATCTGAGTAAATCTTGGGGATTTTAAAAAACGAAATAAAGATTCAATTGATTTTTTTTCCATTGCTTTCATTTCTCCTTCTCTTAGTCCTGCATCAGTATATAGGTTGACCTTCTCTAAGCATTCAGCTATATTTTTAGGTTCATCGTATTTGTTGCGTTCAGCTCGATTTTCTTCGCGTTTCCTTTTTTTGGCCGCATCCAAATAACTTCCAACAGTTCTTTGTTCCCTGCCTAGCTTTTTAACTTCGTCATCAGGGAAAAGTAGTTGTGCAATTTGATAACTACTCATTCCGTCTTGAGAGTATTGCTCGATAAAGTTTTTCTGCTCTTCTGTTAATACTATAGGTTTAACATTTTCATGGACTGAAGTTTTATATTTTATCTCTTTAGAAACTAAATATTCCCTTACAGCTCTACCCTGCTTTGATCTACCATCTATAGTACCATCTTTAAATGTCGCGCGTGTTAATTCAATTAAATCTGGAATTTTATGAAAATTGTCGTCAATAAATTTTTTTTGTTCTTCGGTTAAATTCATAATATTATATCTTTGTTTTTGATTATTTTAATCACTTTTTCTTTGAAGAATTTGCGCATATTTTTGATTTGCTTGTATCCAGCCTTTCTTCCTGATTCATTTGTCTTGTATCCTAATTCTTTAGCAACAATGTCTTCATTTATATTATCTATAAATAACATTTTATATATCTTGTACTGTCGATCAGACAAGTCTTCTTTTAAATGTTTTTGTACCGAGTCGATTGCTAAATCCACGTTAAACTCATTTGATTTAAATGTTGCTGATTCATATTCTTGAGAGTCTAACCTTAGGGGTATTTTAACATCGTGCGCACCCTTTTTACTTTTTTCCCACTTTTTATAAAGTGGACAACTACTATCTTGAGATCCGCTTTTAGTAAACGAACATAAATTATCACCACCAATAGATGTATCAAAAGGGCAATTACTACATGGTTTTGCAAAGTTTAAATAAAAGTTTCTTAAAATATTTTTAAATTGATTACTTATAATTTTATTTATCCAAGGCTTTAAATCTCTCTTTTGATCCCATTTCTCCCATTTTTGATAAATATGTAACCTTATTATTTGCTCAACATCCTCAAAAGCGATCCAGGGCATAGAATCAAGAAACCATTTGTTTTTACGTTTACGAATTTCTTGATTGATTACTTCAATTTGATCTTCGAATATAAGTTTTTCAGGTCTACCCATTTTTTCTAGGCCTACCCCTTTTACGTTTGGTTGGTTCGTTCTTCTCTAGCTCTCTAGGCATAATTGAGCCCAGTGTAAAGTTGGTGTTAGAAACTTCTATCTCATACTCTAAATTTGATATATCAGGAACTTCATAAATGTCAGTACCGTCTTCATCGTGCACTTCTTTTTGGATTGGTTGCGCTCGCAAAGATTTTTGCTTTAATGGTGTAGCTCCTCTAGTCTGACTTAAACCTTGGTCTAATGGAGTTCCACAGCTAGAACAAAATTTAGGCTTGGTTACAGTATATTCGTTTTTTCCACCACAGTGTTGACAATATGTTGATAACATACTATCATAATAAAAACATATTTACATTAATTCCAATTAAAATTAAATTAAATAACCGCTAATTATTTTCGCTTGATTCTCTATTAAATCAATATCTTTTTTGTATATCTCTGTTTTCTTTTTTGTAAAGTCTATACATATAATTCCTACTACGCCATGATTTAATGTTTCTATGGGAAATGCATAAGAAGATCGTACTCCACGTTCCTCTAGCCAATTGCGTAATAATGGGCTATCAATAGACTCAATATCCTCAAGTCTGAAAGATTTATCTCCATGAATACCCAATACATCTTTAATGAATGCATTAAATGTGCTAACTCTTAAATCTTGCAACCTCATCGACTCAGAACTAACTCCAGAATTCAAAGATTCATATGTACAACTAAATTTCTGTTGGTGGTTTCCACTGTAAAAATGATCACCGTTATGAAACTCAAATATGTATGCTCGATCAGCAGTAATCTCGTTCCTGGTGAAATCTAGGGCTTTTTGCACATTTTCGTTTTGCTTTGTGTATTTCACAACACAGGCATTTTGTTTATTTTTTTTAGCTTGAACAAGCTCTTTAATAAAGATGCTGATTATTGTAGTTCCAGCAACTATACAAGATGATAATATAATAGACCAATCCATGAAGTAATATACACCAATTATTCTAAAGTAATCGGTAAAAACATTTCTTCATTTGAATTAAATGTGTCAAAGTAATCGCCCGTAGAACCCGCACTAACACTAGGGGTTGGTGTTATAGTTGGTGTTATGCTTGGTGTCGGGGTAACTGTTGCTGTTGGAGTTGGAGTGGGAGATGGGCATACTCCTAACACATTTATAGTACCGCGCATACCTGCATGATTTTCGCACTGATATTGATACTTGTCAATTGCTTCATCGCAAGGCACTTGCCATGTTAAGGAGTATGTATGATCTTCATATGGACCCTCAGTTAAATCTGTTTTTACTACTCCAGAGAGTGGAGCCATAGCTTGGCCTAAGTCGTTATAATTAGTTATCTTAAGCGGATGAGATAAGAGGTTTGGTTCATCACCGGTAACAAATATTGTTAATGTTTCTCCGCGATTAACATCAATGCATCCAAATAAACCACCATTACCGCTTGAATCACTTGTAGTATATTTATACTCTGAATGACCAGGACTAATATATTCAGATTCTACTGTTATAGTTAAAGGCGATGATACACACCCCAACTTTGTAGGAGTTGCAGTTGGAGTTGGAGTGGTTGAAGGCGTTGGAGTTATACTTGGAGTAGGGTAAAATGATTCACAAACTACTGGATTAAACTCTAAATTATTGTTTCCGCCCATGTATCCATGGTTATAACATTCGTAAGACAAAGAGCCACCAAATTCGCTTCCTATATTTAATGTTACGTTGCCATAGTAAAAATTATGAACTCTCGAATCATTACCTGATGCATAAACTGATTGTTTTGACCCAAATAAAGAGTCGCCAGTATAGCTAAAATCTGAATAACTTCCAGTAATATCACCTATGTATTCATCATAAAATGCAATTGGGTGCTCAATAGGCACATTTAAGAATTTAAACTCTCCGTTACCCATATAATGTTTCGATTCCTTATTATTAAATATATACTTACCATCTTGAATTGACACATTATTTTGGCCAGACAAGCAATTATATACTACGGTTGAAGGAGTTATAGTGGGCGTTGGAGTAACTGGTGGTGTCGAACTTGGTGTTGGGGTTGGACTAGGTGTTACTGGGTCAAAAGTTTTTAATAAACTAAAAAATAAAGACCCAGATTTATAAAAAGTTAAAGTTAATTCTCTGTTACTCGCAAGAGAAATGACAATTTGACCTCCAGATGAACTAATGGATTGTTGATTTGAAGTTCCGTAATCCCAAAGTAAGGAGCCGTTATCTTCTTTAACAACAAAACCTTGACCTCCTATCGTTAAAGTAGCTTCAACATTTGAACCTAAAACTTGAATGTATTGTTCGTTAGAGAGTTCGTATATGTCGATAGATTTATTTTCTCCGTTTTGCAGCGAATTTACAATACTCAAAGATTTTAACCCTAATATAGCGCTTCCGTTTTTAATTTTATAAAAATATAATTGAAACTCTACTCCAGAATCTAAAGTTACATTAACTTTGTCTTGAATGTTTAAAGTTGTGGATTGTGAGCTACCAAAATCAAAAGTAATTCTTTTGCTGCTTGGTTCATACTTTAATGTTATTGGAGTTTCATCTATAACGATTTGTTTTTGCCATCCATGCAATTCGTACAGCTCGAAGAATTTTATTCGCGAGAAATCTGAAGAGTAGTACTTGTGTAGGTCAGGATTATCTTCGTTACCAAAATATAAATCTACAGTTGGGTAATCATCGCACAGCAAACCGTGCATTCTTGGCATTCTTATATTGATCCATCCATCTGGATCTTCTTTTTGCACACCGCAGTACTCTAATCTATTTTCGGGTAAAAATCTTAACCTTTTAATGGTTTCACCTTCTTTTAATTCAAATATTATTTTATGGCTGTGATTTCTATACCACCAACCCTTTACATTGGTTCTTCCTCCTTGTCTTACTTTGTATCTAAAAATACAATATGGATTATCTTGAGTTAAAATAATTTCCATTTTTTTCATATCATGAATTTCATCAAGCTCAATATTTAGCAAACTCATATTCTGCATGTAAACCTTGTCGAAAGTAGTGTTCATCTTATGGTTCCATCGATAGTAATCTAAATTATAAGTAAATCCTATTGATGAGCCATCAATCACTTTATTCCAACCGTGATCCAATCTCCAGCTCGTAATAACTTCGTTGTTATCGAAAGTTGAATAACTCGGAAAGTATTTATAGTCTTCTTGAGTATAATACCTCCAATCTCTATAATAGCATTGATAAGAGGAATAGACGCTTGAGTTATCATTTGGTCTTGCGGGAGGAGCTAAGAATATATTATCACTATCTGATCCAGGCCCTTTGTACCATGTGTAAGTACAATCACTGTGATGTGAAGATTGGCCTATGTAACAATTAATTCCCTCCTGACCAAGATGTGAAATATAATTTTTGTTTTTAAAATCCCTAATCGTAAACCTACTGTAAGTGCCATAGCCCGCGTTACTTTGTTCTACATTTTTTGCGGCGCTTCTAAACGTAGGAAAAGCCGGCATTGTAGAGTAGGAAGCCAAGTCTAAAGTTGGGTCATCGCTTAATGGTATTGGTATTGGATCCAATAATGGAGTAGAGTCATCAATGTCAGGTATACCGTCATTATCGCTATCCAATAGTGTTGAAGTTGGGGTAATACTTGGAGTAATACTTGGAGTGATTGTTGGAGTGGCTGTATTACTTGGAGTGATTGTTGGAGTGGCTGTATTACTTGGAGTGATTGTTGGAGTGGCTGTATTACTTGGAGTGATTGTTGGAGTGGCTGTATTACTTGGAGTAATTGTTGAAGTAACTGTATTGGTTGGAGTAATTGTTGGAGTAACTGTATTCGTTGGGGTAATTGTTAGAGTAACTGTATTCGTTGGGGTAATTGTTGGGGTGACTGTATTCGTTGGAGTAATTGTTGGAGTAACTGTATTACTTGGAGTAATGCTTGGCGTCGGAAGCGTATCTTCACCCGCATTATAAACAACTTCCTCTAATTGCACAAAACTAACATGATCAGGACTTCCACTAATATAATCAATACTGCTTAAATCTACTCCAGACAAAAATAAATCTGTACCTTCAGACTTAAACAGTAGTGATGTGCTTAATGATGTAGATTTGCCTTGATTGTATAGTGATAATATTTTATTATTTTCTCCATTGTAAAAATCTACTTTTACATATTGTTCTGCATCACCTTCAGTGATAAAGGATAATGTACTAGACATTCTGTATGTATTACCAATAATAAGATTATTAAAAGTTAAATCGTTAATAATTGAATTAGAGCTATACGATGCAGTTAAATATTTTGTCTCGAAATTTAAATTCAACTCACTACTCGACCCACCACCAACTCCATCAAGAAATCCATAATCTGTAAGATCACTTGCGATCTTTTCGATGCCTGTGAAATGTATACCGCTTTCGTTATCGTTTACTACAAGATAATCTCCACTGTGACCTTGGTAACCTGAGGGGGTGTCTTGTATTCCAGTGATTGTAATGTCCTGTAAGCTCTGACGTACAGCTGAACCCATTTCAGAGTATATATTTAACATTTGTTGTGGTGTCATCATAATATTAGTTACAGTTAAATACTCCAGTTATAGATAAATCCTTATTAAATGTTACTTGAGCATTAGATGGATTCGAGCTATTAGATATCAAACTTTGTTCACTTGTTTTCCACTCTACAAATTGGCATGAGCTTTCATCTAATTGACCTCGAGGACTGGAAAGTGAGCTAGACACTAAAGTGTTATAGTCAGTAGAGCTAAACATAAATAAATCAAGATTATTTTTTGGAAAAACAGTAGTTTGAGAGGAAAATAGATTATCAACATAACCCAAAGCAGGGTTGGCTTGTATTTCGCCTTTTGTAAATAATGTATTTAAATCTCCAGGTACACCCATTTCTAGTAGTGTATGTTTTATTGGATTAGTGTTATTTTGTAATAAAATGTATTTACCATTACCAAAAATTCGATTACCTATTGTCTTTAATGAACCAAATGAATCAAGGTCAACTACAGCGCTAGGTTCAGGCAGAAATTCATCTACCACTTGATTGGGCGTCGTTGGGCTATGAGGCATATTTCCAGGTAAAAGGTAAGGTGTTTCTAAGTCGTAACTAACTAGGTAGCTGAGTTTATCATCAGTGTCATTGGCATAATTCTTTTTAAACAATACTATTAATGTGCTTCCATTGTTTGTGAAGTTCATAGATACAAGATCATATCTCTTGTTATGGGCATACCATCTCTGGTAATACCCAAAATAAGAATCTTGTGAGTTGCCTACTGCATTCCTCGCATACCAATCGTTATTTGGGTTGATAGAATACAAGTCACCAGGTGTATCTAAAGTTTTTCTTTCTATACCTCCATGATAATAAACATATACAACTGAAGGGTCATCTGTTGTTACTACCCCCAATCTTCCAGCTAAATTAGGATAATACTGGTTACTACTTTCAGATCGAATTTGTTTAAATTTTGATCTTGTGCCAGTACTTAAATCGTATGGTTGAGTAAATAAATACTCATGAACATACAAGCTTTGATAACCAAATCCAATAGCTCGTAATCCATCTTCTGAGAAATGCATGTCTGATATTTGAGAGGGATAATTTATAAATTCGTCTCTCAAACGCATTGATTGTGGATTAAATTGATTGTATGGATCAGAGTTGTTTAAAGTAAATACTTGAGTAGCTGTAGGTGAATCGTAGTGAACTTGAGGGTGTAATACGCTATCTGGAGCAATTGCCCATTGATAATCGGACTCAGCGAAATTCAATTTTATTGAGTCATCTGGCACTCCTTGAAATTCAGTAAATAAGCAAGCTTCGTGTAATTGTGGAGAACTTAACCCTTGCAAGGAAAGAGAAAATGTATTGCTAGCATTTTCAGTGATTACTTCATCTTTGTAAATGATATAATTTGTCTTATCTTCTAGCGAAGCTACACAGCCTGGTAGGCCGTCAGATTCGCCTGGGGGTAATGTAGTGATCGTATCTTGTTTAATGATTTTTGTCCATTCGCCATCGCATGAATGATACAGTTCACATCCAGAGGCTACTATTTTACCGTCGTTTTCTGTGGCATCTGGCAAATCGGTATATTTTGGTATATCTGAACTACTTCCTCCAAAACCATAATCTGTTAGGTCGCTTGCAATCTTTTCGATACCTGTGAAATGTATGCCTGTTTCACTGTCATTAATCACAAGATATTCGCCACTGTGACCTTGATAATCTGTTGGTGTATCATGTAAGCCAGAAAAATACAATTGACCGCTAACATAAGTTCTAATAACTGAACCCATGTCCGACATGGCTTGTATATGTGAACTTACTTTACTCATCTCAATTAAATTACACTAAAGTTTCCGGTTATCGAGGTTGAATCTGTGATTATTAAAGTGGTTTCTAAACTGTTTGGATCAGCGAAATTTCCACCCGTCCATCCGTCAAATGTACAATTTGTACTAGGAAAAGCTTGCACAGTAATTTGTGTATCTGTGGGAAATAAGCCCCATTTGTATCCAGTATCTTTTATTCTTACGACCCCACAAGAAGAAATGTTTGAGTTATCGGATATTGTTCCTCCGCTCACCAAATTTGTTGAACATTCCTCTGTGAAGTAAAATTCATCATCACTCGATTCATTATAACCTACATAACCAATAATACTATTTAATTCTGGATTTGGCTGTTTAGACATTGTGTATCCACCGTGCAAGGCAGCGGGGGAACTACTACTACTGTGGAATTGTTTTGATATTTTTGTCCAGCCAGACCCCGTCCACTTAGCGAAATTCATATTAGTCGTATAACTCGATTCTGGGCGCATAGGTCGACTAGCTAACATTAACAATGTACCATCCTCGGATATACCTCCTTGTTGTGTATTGTTATTCAAAGATCCATCTATTGGTTTTGAAAAGTTAAATCCAAATGTACCTTCATCAAACAATAAGTCTCCAAGTCTATTCCAAGATTCTCCATTCCATGTTATTACTCCAACAGGTCCAGTTATACGATCAACAAAACTAATTGTTCTTTGTGCAGGAGTATAATAATTGTGATTTGAATTAAATGACAGTGAATCTGGTAATTGATAAAGTATAGCATTTCCATCTCTACTTAAATCAAAAGTCATTCCTAAATGAATAGATATAGGTAAACTCCAATCAATTCCTCCTGTTATTACCGCTTCTTGTATGCCAAGATCAAAGGAGCTTACATTTTCTTTTTCAGACCAAATGTTCTGAGAGTCTCTACGAAATACTTTTATTCCATGAAAATAAGCCGTCCTAGTATTAGAATCTGGCTGTCCAGTTGGGTTGCTATTGCTAACTCCACCTACATCGTAACTTAAATTCCCCCCTATGCTGTATCCACACTTTACAGCAATGGTACTGCCATCTTTACTTAACTTTAAATCTTGAAAGCCTATACCGTTAAATGTTTGAATTAAATTCCAAACTTGAGTAGATTCGTTATAATTGTATATAAATAAAGCTTTAGGGTTTGTATCAAAATAATTATGAAGAAAAGAAACCGCTAAAGTTTTACCGTCTCCGCTTAATTGAACATTTATTAACCTTTCCTCAATGTCATTGTAGCCTTCATTATTAGAAAAATAATCACTGTTTGTTAGAGGCAATTCTATTACATGTTTTTCTGTAGTGCTATTGGTGTCTAAATTTAATTCGAATATAACTATCGCACCATGACCACCATTTGTATTTGAAAAACGGGGCTCTACCGCTGCAACAATTGTTCCATCATCATTCATTGAAATTGACCTACCCCAAAGGTCAGTAGCTATACTAGGTTTTAATTCTGCTATATGATTTGCTAATTGAAGCGATCCATTACTAGCATTAATTTTCAAGACATCTACAAATGGAGTTGAAATCCCTTCGTCATCGCCCCATCCAAAAGCTATAACTGTTCCACTTCTATTAAACTCACAAGAAACTCCAGGCCCCCTCAATTTATAAAGGTTTCCTCTTCGATTGCCCCAAGTTGTATTGCTTCCTCGTATTTGATTAGTTTCTTGTTGAACAGCGCAGGATAAAAAATTATAGCTATTCGTAATATTCTGCCAAGTTCCTTCAGAACTGGTATCATTTGATTGTCCGTCAATATTTTGAAATGTACAGACTTCGTGCAGTACATCGTCTGTGGTTTGACCGTTTAAGCTAGCTTGTAATATTAAGGATGAATTTTCATTTAATACAGTGTCCGTGTAGTCTATGTATTGCAATGATTCTCCTGCAGTTGTAACACAAGCAGGATATAAAGTTTGCTCAGCTTCTGATAAAGGTAATCTATCTATAGAAACTAATGGTTTCCATTCTCCATCGCAAGAGATATACAGCTCGCATCCAACTTGTACGATCTCTCCATCATAATCTATAGCTGGAACAGGTAAATCGTTAGAAGAATTATACTCTTTTGGTATAACTGGAATATCTTTAGCTATACCTGTAGAATCAATATACTCTAATCCAGTTTCAGTTGACCTTAAATAGTATCCAGATTGATAATTTATCGGAGTATCATGCAAGCCAGTGAAGTCTGTAATGCTTTCACTATCATTACCTCCGAAACCATAATCTGTTAGATCACTTGCAATCTTTTCGATACCTGTGAAATGTATGCCGCTTTCGTTATCGTTAACTATGAGGTAATCTCCACTGTGTCCTTGGTAGCCTGTTGGGGTATCTTTTAATTCAAAAAGTCCTGTTGGCACATAATCTTTTACTGCGAAAAGTAGATCTTCGATTCCTGCTAAGCTTTGTTTGGTTGATGACATAATATTTATTACACTTTAACAGGGATTAATTGACAGGTTTGTTGGCGGGGTGAAGTTGCTTGTGTATACTGCTTTTTTACTGATGCGTACATCTTGGATTTGGCCTGCGAAATAATCTTGAATTGAAGAAATAGTTGACCTTGTTCGCCTGCCTATTTCAAGCGGGAGATTTGAATGTCTATATGTCGTAAATGCAGTTTCAGCCAATTTCGAACCATCAACAAATCCTCTTAGAGTGTTATTCTTTCGTGATACTGCAATATGGTACCATCTTTTTGTTTCTAACGGAAAAAGTAAATTCACTCCAAGACCTGAAAAGCTTCCGCTAGAATTAGAGTAAAGAAATGTAAACAGTCCCCGATGGTCTAAAAAGAATAACCAACCATTATTACTACCTTCATTTGTTGCGTTACCAATTATACTTGCACCGGAACCGTGACCGGATGTATGTAGGTGACTTAAGGTATCAAAGTTAACCCAAAATTCTATTGTAATGTCTCCAGCGCCTAAATTCCAATCATTCGACGCAGGCAAACTCAAATAGTCCCCGTTGCCATCAAAATTCATTGTGTCACCACCAAACAATGTGGCAGTATTGTCTACAACTGTATCACCAACAGTTGTGATCACATGCTCGTTATCACTCTTATCAGCGATAGTTTCTCCTGTGTCAGGTTGAAGATGTAAAGCTACATCTTCACAACTTGGTTGACTAGGAGCAATCAAACACTCAAAACTTCCAGTGATCGACAAATCAGTATCCACAAAAACAGTAGTATTCGCACTACTAGAATCTCCAAAATTTGCATTACTACTCGTCCACTCGCTAAATACACAATCTTTTCCTTGACCGTCAGAATATCCCTCTGCAGAAAGGTTTATCGTTTGCGGGCCCGCAAACATTCCCCACTTGTAAGTAGTTTCATCAATAACTACCGTATTTCTTTCGTCTTCTAGTTTTGATTCTGGAAACAAACAGACATCGAAAATTAGATCAGAAATTTTTGTTCCGTTATTTAAAATCGATTCAGCTGTTAAACCTAAGTTGTCCGCTAAAAATCCATCTTTGTACTCTTGGTATTGATTGTATTCTTCGAGATTCGTTACACATCCTGGAGCTTCCACTGGTGGAGGTATCGATTCGCCACCAATCTTACTCCATGTTCCATTGCATGAGTGATATAGGTCACATCCAGACGCTACTATTTTACCATCGTTTTCTGTGACATCTGGAAGATCTGTGTAGCTTGGTATGGTTGAACTTCCTCCACCAAATCCATAATCTGTAAGGTCTTGAGCTATTTTTTTGATACCTGTGAAATGTATGCCAGTTTCGTTGTCGTTTACTACAAGGTAACCTCCACTGTGTCCTTGGTAATCTGCTGGTGTATCATGTAACCCAGTAAATCCAGTCGCTCCTTCAGGAAAATCGATCTCTGCGGATACTTCTTCGGCTAAACCTGTGATATCAACATATTCTAAACCGTCTGCGGTAGAACGCAAGTATTTACCTTCTTGGTAATCTGCTGGTGTATCATGTAACCCAGTAAATCCAGTCGCTCCTTCAGGAAAATCGATCTCTGCGGATACTTCTTCAGCTAAACCTGTGATATCAACATACTCTAAACCGTCTGCGGTAGAACGTAAGTATTTACCTTCTTGGTAATCTGCTGGTGTATCATGTAACCCAGTAAATCCAGTCGCTCCTTCAGGAAAATCGATCTCTGCGGATACTTCTTCGGCTAAACCTGTGATATCAACA